CGGAATATAGAGGAAGATTGTCTGTAATAGATTTTAAAACATCTAAGAAAAAGAAAGAAAAATGGATGTGTGAAAACATGTTCATACAATGTTCTGCTTATGCCATTATGTTTGAAGAAAGAACAGGGATACCTGTAGATCAAACTGTAATTTTAATGGCTCAAGAAGATGAAGGCCCCGTTGTTTTTGTTGAAAAGAGAGACAATTATGTCTCTAAGCTAATGGAAGCCAGGGATAAATACGAGTTATATATGATATAAATAAGGTTAATAAAGGAGGCAACTGACTATGATCAAATGGCCACTGTTACCAATATTATTATTACTAGGATTTTACTCTGGGACTGTTAAGGCTGATTATTTTGATGAAGTCCTATGTTTGGCGGAGAACATATATTTTGAAGCTAGAAGCGAATCAACTGCTGGAAGAATGGCAGTAGCTCTTGTAACACTCAATAGAGTAAAGCACCCAAACTTTCCTGACACGGTTTGTGGTGTTGTTAAACAGACCAAATACTATCCGAGCGGTAGAATTGATTTACATTCATGTCAATTCAGTTGGTATTGTGATGGTAAATCTGATAATCCAACAGAAGATTGTTTTGATGAAATATTTGTATTAGCATCTGTAATGATGGAATGGAGGATATGGCCGGGGACCACGGCGGGCCCATTGGTGGATCTAACACAGGGCGCTTTGTGGTATCACAGCAAGGAGGTTTGGCCTAGATGGGCAGACCATTATGTTCAAACAGTTAGTATAGACAACCATATCTTCTATAAAGCTCTTGATTAATACTTCTAAAGAAACTATAATAACACTATGTTAACGGATATGCCTAATATAATAGTTACAGGTGGTTGTGGATTTATTGGATCCCATCTTGTAGCCAACTTACTTGAACAAGGATTTTTTGTTACAGTAATAGACGATAATAGACAAGGAGAAGTTTATTATAAACATGACAACGTCGAGTATCACAAAACGGAAGTATCAGCTTTTAATCCACATCATGCAACAATAGAACCCCCTTCTTGTATATTTCATCTAGCAAACAGTCCAAGAGTTAGACGTGCTTTAGAATATCCATCAGAAACAATAACCAATAATATCGCTACAACTGCAAGGGTAGCTGATTGGGCGAGAATATTTAATTGTAAATTATTTTTTGCTACTTCTTCGAGTACACAATATCAAGAAGCACGAGAAAATCCTTACACATTTAGCAAAATAATGTGTGAACAGTTGCTATATTTGTATAGGAAATTATATTCTTTAGATTATGTTTTGATGTATTTTTATAATGTATATGGACCTGGCGAGGCTGACTATGGAGAATATAGTACAGTCGTTAGGAAATTTAAACAAGACTATTTAAAAGGCGCCCCGTTGACAATTTATGGAACAGGGAAAAAGGAAAGAGACTTTACTCATGTACATGATGTGGTACAAGGAATGTTACAGCTTATGGCTGATCCAGATGTTCCTGGTGTAGCCCATCTTGGAAGGGGTGATCCTAGAACAATCTTATCTATAGCAGAAAGTTTTAGGCATCCTGTGGTACATACATTTGATAGAACGGGAGAAGCAAAGCGCACCTTTTGCATGATGCCTTATATAGAATGTCCTAATGATGTTCACGATTATATTAAAACTTGGGTGCAGGAGAATAAACGCAATGACAGCAAGAGTAGTAGTAGACAACACAATAAAAATGACTGAAGAAAAAGTTAGTGATGTCTTTCTCGTTACAAAGGAGTTTCATACTTCTACGGAGTTTTCACAACATATCGAAAGGCTAGCTTTTAATTCTAACTCGCCGTGCATGGATATGGTTTGTGATTACTGTGAGAAGAGAAACATTGAAATTGAAAGTATAAGTAAGTTCTTAACAGCTTCTATAAAAGCAAAAATAAAAGAAGAAGCTTTAGATTTAAATTTACTTAAAGAAAAAAGGAAGAGCAGTTTACCTATATAGATGGATCCCTTTGACGTTTATAAAATTTATTTATCTCTCAAGTTACATTTTACAACAGAGTCTTACGATATAACTAAGTACAAATACGCAGCTAAAGGAAGAAGAGAAACATTTTTAAAACGTAAGGACTTGCCTGTTCTTCGTAAGTTGGCAAGGGATTTTAGAAGGCAAGAAATAATAGATATCCTTGTTGCCAATTTTGTATCAGGAGATCGTTGGGGAGGCATGTTTGATGTTGAAGCAATGGAAACACATAAAAGGTGGAAAGCTAATAAAGAAAAATTAGCATATACATTTGAACAAGATTTAAATACCATTCAAATTGAAATGGAAAAGAATAATATAGAAGATGCTACAACAGGTGAACAGCATCCTCTAATATTAAGATTGTTATTAGGTAGAAAAATAACACTTGAAACTGTGGTTATATTAAACAAAGGATTAGATTTTATTGATGATTTTAAAGATGATTTGATATTAAAAGATACATGTTTATTGGTTAAAAAGTATGGTCCGTTTATAACGAAAAATACCATAACACTATTGAATAATCATCGAACCCTTATAAATATAATTGCTAGGACTAGAAATAGTTCTAATACAAAAATATAACGTAATACAACGCACTACAAAGGAGGACTATATGTCGTTTAATACACTTTCAGACCTCAAAAGTAATACAACGCAATACAAAGGAGAACTATATGTCGTTTAATACACTTTCAGACCTCAGAAAACAAAGAGGCAACTTCGACAACTTAATGAAGGAAGTCGAAAAAATCTCAAACCCCCAATCTTTTAAAAAACAAGATGATCGGGAATGGAAACCAACAGTAGACAAGGTAGGTAACGGTTATGCCGTTATTAGGTTCTTGCCTGCACCTCAAGGCGAAGATATGCCCTGGGTTAGAATGTGGAATCATGGATTCCAAGGACCAACCGGGAAATGGTATATCGAAAATTCACTTACAACTTTGAACAAACAAGATCCTGCTTCGGAATTAAATTCTGAACTTTGGAATTCTGGTGTTGAAGCAAATAAGGATATTGCTCGTAAGCAAAAGAGGCGCCTTAATTATTGGGCTAACATTTTAGTCGTTGAAGATAAATCCAATCCAGATACGGTAGGCAATGTATATTACTACAAATTTGGCAAGAAAATCTTTGACAAGATTAAAGATGTTATGCAACCACAATTTGAAGACGAAAACCCAGTCAATCCTTTTGACTTTTGGGAAGGAGCAAACTTCAAATTAAAAATTCGACAGGTAGAAGGCTATCGTAATTATGATAAGAGTGAATTTGAAAAAGCCACGCCTATTGATAGTAGTGAAGAGAAAATTGAAGAAGTTTGGGCTAAACAACATTCTTTACAAGAGAAGGTTGGACCAAGCGAATTCAAAACCTATGAAGAGCTTAAAGCTAAATTAGATTTAGTTCTAACAGGCGGTCCTAAAGTCGTAACGGCTGAACAGATTTCTCAAATTACGAATGATGCAGCAGACGATCATTTTATGGAAACAGTAAAAAGCGTTCAAGCAGCACCAGAATCTTCAACCAATAATGACGACGAAGATGAAACTTTGTCTTATTTTAAATCCCTGGCTGAAGACTAAACTTTCAAAGTTTTGGAGCCCTCTTAGGAGGGCTTCTTTTTCTTCATAAATAGTGATATGAAGTTTAGTGATTGGACAGTTATTCGGGTTACATGGTTATTTGTGATAACCATACTAGGGCTTCCTTATGTTATAACCACATTACCTATATGGCAAATTGTAATAGGTTTTGTCCTGGCAGTCTTAGTAGCCAGGGTAGGCAACATAGGATACCATCGTTGGTTAACACACGATCAATTTACACCCTCATACTTAGGAAGAAAGTTAATGCTTTCTTGTATGGTATTGTCTGGTTTAACACCTCCTGGACATTATATACACGCGCATTTGAACCATCATAGGTATAGTGATAAACCAGGAGATCCTCATAACCCAAAAGAAATAGGGTTTATAAGATTCTTCTTTGGTTTGTATGAGTCTCCTCGGCCTATCTTTATGAGGAATTACGCAAAGAATAAAGATGCCGTTTGGTTAACCAAACATTATTGGAACCTATATATAGCATCTTTAATATTGTTAGGAATAATCAGCCCTTGGTTGATAGTGTGGCTAGCATTTATGTTTAGCTGGAGCTGGATACTTACAATGCACTTAAATTGGAACGGACATAAGGAAGGCAAACCAACAAACTTAGGTTGGATATCTAACATATTTTTAGGAGGAGAGGATTACCACAAGAACCATCATGAGAACCCAAGTAAATTAATTATGGGTCCGAGAGATGTATCTGGTAAATACATAATCCCTTTATTACAATGATACATAGATTTGATTTTGGAGTAAATAAAGAACGTCTTTTAAAAGAATTACAAAGCGATGACTTTGAACCTTTCGTTGATCCTAAAACAAAAATTCAATTAGACTTTTTAATGATTAAGTTTACAAAGAAAATCTATGCTAGTCAGATAGCAGAGAATTTTAGTAAAGTTTTAGATTTGCCTGCCTGGGATTGCACACCAATATTTTACATACAAAAAGCTGGTTATCGTTTTCCTTTTCACCAAGACAGAAAAACAGAATGTTCTGTTAATGTTTTACTAGATGAAAATCCAGACCCTATAACTTTTCGTGTAGAGCAACATGATAATAATATGGAAGGAATAGATTCAGACATTGATGAGCATTATAAAACCGCTTTAATAAACGTGCAGCATTGGCACGGTGTTATGCCACCAATAACCACAAGACATCTCTTTAAAGTATCAATACAAAGCAAAACCTATGAAGAGTGTTTAGAAATAATAAAGGCTAAATATGATTGATTTGTTTCCAACAGCAATTTACTGGGAAAAAGATATAGCGGCGCACTTACAAGAAAGACTCGTCACATCTATTACAAAGTTATATAATGACAAAGCATACTATCTAGAAGGCCAGCCTATAAAAGGAAGACAGTGGAGAAAACTAGGCGGAGTATATGATAGTAAAGGAAATCATTCTTTCGATAAAGGAATAGATTCAATGGATGGTGTTGATGGCTGGGGTGAACTAAAAGAAATCGTACACCAACATGCTCTTTCCTATTTTAAAGAACTAACAGATTACAAATGGATAGACCAGTTAGAAGAAAGTTGGCCAGTACA